AAGGTGCAGATTTTTGAGGGCTTTCCCAAACGCTACCCCATCTTAACAGACCCCCAAGCAGTGGGGCTCCTGTGTCGTCAGTCTGACCGCAAAGCTACTGGATTCTGCCGTGTGTTCATGGTATGAAACACGCCAACGGGGGGTCCACGCATGTCCGATGTCATCAGTTTGATTCGCTCGCTCGCCGCCAAGATCAAGGCTGGGCAGGCCACCGTCTGGGATTACCTAGAGGCCGTCGCGCTGATCAGCCAGGCCCTGCTGGACCTGCGGCGCTCGCCGATCGGCGCAGCCACCGAGGCCGGGCAGGCTGACGAGCTGATGGCTGCCGCTGACGAGCTTGCCGACGAGCTGCAGGGCGAGCCCCTCGAGGTCGCGAGCGAAGGCGCGCTGGCCACGGCGGCACTGATGGCCCTCCTGCGACTGCTGCTGAAGCAGCTATAGCCATGAGCATGAGCCGCGCACGGCAGGCCGAGGCGCTGGTGGTCGCGGCCGTGATCGGTGCCACGGTGCTCGGCATGTGCGCGATGGCCCGAGGCGTCGAGGTGGTGTTGCGGTCCACGGACCTGCCACCGGACTCGCAGGTGTACTGGTCGGCCATCGAGCCGCGTGACCTGCACCTGGTTACCACGAGCGACGGGCGCGAGTGTCGGTTTGAGATGACGGTGCCACGAGTCGTGATCGAGCGTGAAGCGTTCGTCATCGACTGGGACGCCAGGACGTTTCAGCGCACGAAGCAGCGCTACAGCTTGGCCGGCGGCGGAGACACGCCGACACCACCGCAGCCCACACCACCAGCACCTACGCCAGTTCCCGAGCCTGATGGATTCGCCGGCGAGATCTGCCGCGCGGCCCGCCTGCTGAACGACACACGGGTGGCACTGGCCTTCGCATCATCCTTCTCTGCGGTCGCGAGCGAGATAGGAGCAGGTGCGATCACCAGTCCAGTCCAGGCCGCGGAACGAATCAAACAGCTCAACGAAAAGATCGTCGGCGGACCTGGCTGGAAACAACTAGGGGCGACAGTGGCGGCCAAGATCAAGCCGCTGAAGACGGTGGCAGAGCTGAAGGCGGTGTTCGAGCAGGTGGCCGAGGGACTGCGTGCAGCAGGAGGCGCGGCGTGAATCAACCAGGCGGGTGGTTGCCGTACGGCGAGCGAAACTTCGCGCAGCAGATGCAGAGCGATTCGTTCCGGCATGCCACGCCTGCGTTCGGTGAGGTCGGCGGAGATGTCGACCTGCCCGAGCAAGCGCTGCTGTACGACCTCGAGCTGAAGGCCAACGGCACGCTGTGCAACCGCATCTGGCAGATGGAGGGTTCCTGTGTCGGCGCGGCCGGCGCTCGCAGCTACGTGCAGAGCATGTGCGGAGATCACGTGCACCGAGGCACCGGCGAGACGATCCAGGACATCTGCCCGTGGCCCACGTGGGGCATCGGGCGCAAGATCGGCGGATTGAATTCGCGCGGGGCAGGATCCTTCGGCAGCGCGCAGGCCAAGGCGGTCGAAACGTGGGGCATGCTGCCGGCAAACGATCCGCGGCTGCCGCAGCCGACGAACCGCGACGGCTGGTTGGTCTGGACATCAAAGATCGAACTGGACTTTTCCGCACCTCGCTTCTGGCCCGTGCCGGAAAGCGAACTGGCCCCTACGGCCGGCAATCACCAGATCGCCTACGTGGCACGCATCACAACACTCGACGAGCTGTGGCAGGCGTTCGCGCAGGGCTACGGCGTGACCTGTGCATCGGACTTCGGAACGAGGCCACGAGTACGCGGCGGATACCTGGTCGGCGACTGGAACGACACCTGGGCACACCAGATGAGCTGGTCTGGTTACCTCACGATCAAGCGAGCGACGTCAGACCTGCCGGCAGGCCGGCTGATCGCGGTCGACAACCAGTGGGGACCGCAGGCCCACGAGTGCCCGTGGCTGTCGCAGCGTGGCATACGTGGCAGCTTCTGGATCACCGAGGCGACCGCGAAGAAGATACTTCAGCGCAAGGACACGGAGGTCTATGCGCATGGAAACACCGAGGATTTCCCGGCGCGGGAAATCGACTGGGGCACTTTAGGAATGGGGTGACACATGAAGTTTGTGGCAATGGTCTGTGTGGTGCTGGCGATGTCGTGCAGCGCCGAGGGTGCGATCTTCGGCCGACACGTGGTGGCCAAGAGCAAGGTGGTGACACGGAGCGCCGTGGGCACGTGTGGCATCGGCCGCAGCTGCGGCGTCGCTGGTGTGCGTGTACGGTCGAGCTGCACTGTAGTTGGCGGTGTGCTCCGATGCAGCCCGTAACCAAAGCAGTCCTGCGCATTGCCAGCGGCGAAAGGGTGGATCCTTTGTCACCAGAAGCCATTCTCGACCAGTCGATTCCGTGGCAGCACAAGCTGTTGGCGTGGGGTGCGAACCAAGGCATCCCGACGGTGCTGCTGCTGCTGATACTCTTCGGGCTGTATGACATCAGCCCGAAACTGCTGGATCAGATCCAGGCAGGCTACAACCAGAACGCTGCCGAGCTGGCACGGCTCGTCGAAGTGAACGACAAGCAGATCGAGCGCATGATGACGCAGGCGGATAACGACCGCAAACTGCTGCTCGAACTGCTGCAGGACGTCCGCCAACAAACGCAAACTAAGCAGGACTAGCCATGTCATCGCTCTTCGCTTTTTCGTCGGACACGGGCCGAACGCTTTACGGCACGATCCAGCAGGTGACCGCCGGCGGAACGCTGGGCAGCATCTGGGACAACGACGGTCTCGTGTGGGCAGCCAATCCGTCGACGGAGAAGCGACGCATTACGCTGAGCGAAGGCACCGGCGTAAACATCGGCACGTATACCGGCGGCACCGGCACGCTGACCGGCTACACGGGCCTGGTCGTGAAACGTATCCACGACGCCAACCAGTCATACGCGGTGATCGGCACGCAGGTAAGCTACCTGTCTGCTGGCGTCGAGCAGCGCAACACGGTTGAGGCGGACACGGCGGCGATCCTCACGCAGGCGACGACTGCGGCCACGCAGTCTACGAGCGCTGCCACGCAGGCCACGACGGCAGCGACGCAAGCCACCACCGCAGCGACGCAGGCCACGACGGCCGCTACGCAGTCGACGACCGCCGCCAGCCAAGCGACGACTGCCGCGACGCAGGCGAGCACTGCGGCGACACAGGCCACGACGGCCGCCACCCAGGCGACCACGGCCGCGACAAACAGCACGACGCTGACCAGTCGCCTGACGGATGCGCGAGCAATCAAACTCGACAATCTTGATGCAACAGTTAGCTCAAGATCACAGTTGACTGCTGCCCTGGTTAGAAGCGAGCTGAATACAAATCCTGTTCCTGCGTCAAATATGCGCGGTACCGACAACGCACTACTGGCGGCGAACTACACAGCGCCGGCCAATGCGGACATCGCCTCGGCCCTGACGCAGGCCACCACCGCTGCGACGAACAGCACGACGTTGACCAGTCGGCTCACAGAAACGCGAGCGGGCTACCTGAACAATCTCTCGGGAGGTGCCGTCGCACTAGAGGCCAGCCTGTCCAGTGTGGCTAACGGCGTGCAGGTGGCGATGGTCGGGCCAAGCCAGGCCGTGGTGCCAGGAAGCGGCTCGACGACGTACACGATCGACCTGTTTTTGTACGACCTCAACGGCAACATGGAGGTGGCCGACAGCACGCCGACGTTTGCGGCCGAAAACGCAGCGGGCACCAGCCGGTCGGCAAACCTCAGCGCCGTCACCAATCCGACCAACGGGCACTACCGCGTCACCTACTCGGTCGGCAGCACACACGCCGTCGAGCAGGTGATTGTGAAAGCGACGGTGGTCGAAGGCACCAAGACGCTCTACCGCACTGTGATCGTGCCGGTCATCTCGGTGACCACGCTGGCGGGCGACACGTTCACGTCATCGGATCGCACGAAACTCGATGCCATCCACGGCAAGCTGCCGAGCCGAGCCTACCTCACCGGCACCGCAGCTGCGGACGGCGACATCAACCTGGACGTCTGCGACGGGAGCCGCGATCCGTTCAAGGCCGACGTCAGCCTTCTGGCGACAGCGACTGCCCTGTCGGCTGTTGCGACCACGGCGAGCAGCACGCTAACCCAGGCGACGACTGCGGCGACGCAGGCGACCACCGCAGCGACCAACGCGGTGACCATGGTCGACCGGATCACGACTGGCCGCGCCACGAATCTAGACCGGCTCGACGCCACCATCAGCAGTGCGGTGGCGCAGTCATTGGCGGCAACCAACCAGGCGACGACGGCAGCGACGCAGGCCACGACAGCAGCAACGCAAGCGACCACCGCCGCCAGCCAGGCGACCACAGCTGCGACACAAGCCACGACCGCAGCAACGCAGGCCACCTCAGCGGCCACCAGCAGCAGCGCGGTGTCCACTAGGCTGACCGACGCCCGTGCCCTCAAGCTCGACAACCTCGACGCGGCCATCAGCACCAGGTCCACCTTCAACGCCGGCACGACCAACGTCACGGTCACACCAGGAACGCTGGCGCTGGAGGCGACGTCCCAGGCCATCAAGGCCAAGACGGACAAGATCGGCGCGACGGTGCCGACGGTCGCCGACATCCCGACAGCTGGTGTGATTGCCGCTCAGGTGGACTCGGTCCTAACGACCAACCATCCTGGCAACTGGGCAGGCGGCGGCGATGCAACGTTGGCGAAGCAGAACCAGATCCTGGCAGCCGTAGCCGGTATCGTGCCAAGCCCGCCGAGCGTGGTCTACGTCAGCGGCGCACGCACATGGACACTGCTGGGCGATGGCAGCGACTGGTACGCGCCAAACGTGCTGACGCTGGCCAGCAACTTCGCCGGCGTGGTGGCAATGGACTTTTCCTCCGTGCTGAATCCTGGCACAGGGGTCAGCAGCGTGAGCAGCGTGGTCGATCAGTCGGGCAACGCCCTGACAGCCTCGAGCCTGCTGCCGAGCCAGGACCGCAATGCAGCACACTTCACGATCAGCAGCCTGACGGCCAACACCCGGTACGACCTGCTGGTGACGATCCAGACGAGCGACGGACAGACCATCAGCGGTCGAGGAACCCTCCGCTGTGAAGGCTAAAGCAGGCACGCGATCCACGGAAAGCCGGCGAACCAACCCCGAGCGGCACCGGTACTTCGAGTCGCGGTGGACCAAGCTGCGGAACGTGGTGCTGCGACGCGACGGGCACCTGTGCCAGGAATGCCTGCGGGAAGGCCGGACGCAAGTCGGCAACCAGGTCGACCACATCCTGCCGGCCGACCAGCGACCGGACCTGTTCTACCAGGAGTCCAACCTGCAGACGCTGTGCAGGAAATGCCACGCGATGAAGACGAGGAGAGGCGAGTAATGGGCGAGACACGCGGACGAAAGAAGCAGCCAGCACACCTGCTGAAAAAGTACAGCGCCGACCGCAGGCCCGAGTGTGTGCCGCAGGCCAGCGGCGATCCGGTCAGGCCCGAGCACCTGAACCAGGACGGCTACGAGCTGTGGGACAAAGCAATCCCCGAGCTGGTCGAGATGAACATTGTCGGCAACCTCGACACACCGCAGCTCACGGCGATGTGCGAATGGTGGCAGGAGTACCGCTACTGGGCGAAACAACTGCCAGACCACAAGAACGTGCAGGCGAAGGCGAAAGCGTACCAGCAGTTCCTGACGGTGGCAGCCAAGTTCGGGCTGACGCCGAGCGACCGGCGGAAGATCAAGCCGCGAGCACCGAAGGAAAGCGTCAGTCCGTTCGCAGCCTTCCTGCAAGCCAAACAGCAACTGACTAACGGAGTCGTCGGGTGATTGTTGCCACGCAAACCAAGCACGCCGAGGCCGTCGAGCAATACTGCCACGCAGTGTCGACTGGTGCGCGCGTGGCTGGCAAGGCCGAGCGCGACGCAGTTCGTCGATACCTGCGAGATCGAGAAGCGGCCCAGGGCGAAGGATTCGCGTTCCGCTTCGACGAGAAGCTGGCGAACGCATCCTGCGATTTCTTTCCTCTGCTCGCGCACACCGACGGCGAGTATGCTGGCCGACAGTTTGAGCTGTACCCGTGGCAGACCTTTATCGTTTGGAATCTGTTCGGCTGGGTTCGCAAGGACACCGGGTATCGTCGCTACAAGGAAGCGTTCATCAGCGTCGGACGCGGCAACGGCAAGACGCCGTTCGGTGCGGCCCTGATGCTGCTGCTGTTCGCGTGCGACACGCCGCGCGAGCCGCAGGCCCAGGTATACACCGCAGCGGTTAAACGCGATCAAGCGGCCCTCAGTTTCAAAGCCGCTAAGTACTTCGTCGAGGCGGTACCGGAGCTGCGAGCGTTCATCGACGTCCATAAGGACAAGATGTTTGCCAGCGACAACCGCAGCGTCTTCCTGCCGCTGTCGAGCGACGCCAAGAGTGCAGACGGCTATGTCATCCACGGGCTGCTGCGTGACGAGCTGCACGCCTGGAAGGAACACCAACGCGAGTTCATGGAGAAGCTGCAGACGGCGCTGGGCAAGCGTCGCCAGCCGCTGGCGGTGACGATCACCACGGCGGGCAGCGAGGAAAGCAAGATCTGGAAGCAGCAGTATGACATCGCGAAGAAATGCGTCAACCAGGACGACGCCTTCGACGTGCCGTCGCTCTTTGTGTTCATCGCCGAGATCGACGAGGACGACGACGAGCTGGACGAAGCGTGCTGGCCGAAAGCCAACCCGATGCTGGAACACGGCATCGTCAAGGTCGAGTACCTACGAGACCTAGCGATCCGCGCGAAAGAGGACGCAGCGTTCCGGCACGAGCTGCGGCGCTACCACTGCAACCGTCTGTCGTACACGCAGAACCGAGCATTCACGGAGGAAGCGTGGGCACGCGGAGCGGATGCACTGCCGGACCTGTCGACGCTGAAGAACATCTACGTCGGCGTGGACCTTGGCTGGCAAGACGACTTCTCGGCGATCGGGTACTGCGCACCGCTGGAGTGGACGACCGCAGCGGACGGAACGAAGCGCCGACGCTACGCAGTGTGGGCAGACGTGTGGATCCCGCGCGGCACCAAGCGTGACCTGTCGCGGGAGCCGTTCGCGTCATGGATCCGCAGCGGCCGTGTATGGGTGAGCGAGTCGGAGTGCACCGACACCGAGCCGATGTACACGCGACTGAAGGAAATGCACGCCAAGCACAAGATCAAGAGCCTGGCGTACGACAAGTTCAACGCGTTGGAGTTTGGGCTGACCTGCGTCAACACGCTCAAGATCAAGACGTTCGCGGTGAACCAGACACACGAGGTGTACCACGAGCCGTTTATGTCGTTCAAGTCTGCGCTGTCGGACGGACGCATCGCACATGGTGGCGACAGCGTGTTGGCATGGTCGGCTGGCAACGTGATCGAGCACATGGCCGCGAGCAGCGAGAAGCAACTGGTGATGCCGAGCAAGAAGCGCAGCAACGAAAAGATCGACCCGTTCGTGGCCATCCTCATGGCGTACCGGGAAGCGCTGTTCGATGAGCGCAAGGGTCCGAGTGTGTTCGAGAAACGCGGTCCAATCGTGGTGGGGTAATCATGCCGAGAGCGAAGCAAAAACGCGGAATCCAGAATCCTGCCGTGCCGCTGACCGGCAACACCATCATTGAGTACCTCGGCGGTGGCAACGAGTCGAACGCAGGCATCCGCGTAACTGCACATAGCGCGATGACGGTCAGCCCTGTGTGGCAGGCGATCGACGTCATCACCAGCGACGTCAGTCGACTGCCGTTCCTGACCTACCGGGAGACCGACGACGGCGGCAAGGAGCGTGCGAAGGATCACCCGGTGTACCGCCTGCTGCGTCGCAGTGTCGGCAGCATGACGGCTAACCTGTGGATCGCACGGATCCTCGGACACGCACTGCTGTACGGCAACGGTTACTCGCGCGTGATCTGGCGAGGATCGACGGTCAGCGAGCTGGAGTGGCTGCATCGGGACTGGGTGAAGCCGCAGTACGAGCAGGGCCGCCTAGTGTACCTGGTGCAGTACCCGGACGACCGAGGCGGACGCCTCGAGCGAGTGCCACGGCAGGACATGTTCCACCTGGTCGGGCTGACGCTCGACGACCTCGGCGGACTCAGCCTGGTTGATTACGCACGGCACACCATCGGCCGACAGATCGCGGCCGAGACGTTTGGCGACGACTTCTTCAACAACAGTGCAGTGCCATCTGGTTTTTTCCGGCATCCCGGCGAGATGAGCGAGGAAGCGCAGAAGCGATTCCTGGCGGCGGTGATCTCGAGGCACAAGGGCAACGGCAACCGCTGGAAGCCAGCGATCCTCGAAGAGGCGATGGAGTATCAGCCGGTCGGCATCAGTCCGACGGATGCGATGCTGATCGACCAGCTGAAGTTAGGAGTGATGGATGTCGCGAGGTTTTTCAATCTTCCTCCGCATAAGCTGGGAGACGCTTCGCGCGTTAACTACAACAGCCTCGAAGCCGAGGAGAAAGCCTATTACGGTAGTAGTCTCGGTAAGTGGCTCAGCCGCTTCGAGTACGAAGCCGTCGACAAACTGTTCCTCGACAGCGAGGTGGACGCCGGCTACTTCTGCGAGTTCCTGCAAGACAGCTGGCTCAAGGCCGACACCGCCAGCCGATTCAATGCCTACGCAGTCGCCATCAACTGGGGCATCATGTCGCGGAACGAAGTGCGGCTGCGGGAGAATTTGAATCCATACGATGGCGGCGACGAGTACCTGACGCCGCTGACGCACGCGATGGACGCGCAGGTAATTGGCGACGATACACCGGACCCGATGACCGAGCCCGACGCGCCGGACCCGCCAGCCGCGGATCCGGTGGTCGACCTTGAGCCAGCAGCCCGAGCCGTGATCGCCAAGCGCGACGAGCTGGCCGGCCCTCTGTGGGACGCCGCCCGGCACCTGTGGCGCGTCTGCTGCCGACACGGCGTGCGCGAGCGAAACTTCCTGGCGTTCGTGAATGGCCTGCGGATCAAGCAGGAAGCCGCGGTGCGTGGGAAACTCGAGGCAGCGTTCCGGCAGCTGGTGGCAGACGACGACGGCCGGCTGGCCGACGCGGTCACCCAAGTCTTCGAGGGCGTCGAGGCCGTCATGCTGGACGCCGCCGAGTGCCAGGCCGACCAGCTGGTCGAGCGTGTCGAGCAGGCTGAACGGGCAATCCGCGGCTGGGCACTCCAGCTGGCGACCGATCTGGTAATTCCTCAGGCCACCCAGGCCGCAGCATAGGAGCAGAGCAGATGCACGAACGACGAACGGTATCGGGAGATGTGGAGCTGCGCGAGGCACCTGGTGGCGGATCCATGCGGATCGTGGGCTACGCGGCCAAGTTCTACCGGGAGGCCGATCCCGGCACGCAGTACGAGCTGTGGCGTGGAGCCGTCGAGCGAATCATGCCAGGTGCTTTCGACGAGGCGGTGGCCGGCGACGACGTCCGTGCTTTGTTCAATCACGACTCGAGCCAGATCCTCGGCCGCACGAAGTCCGGCACGCTGAAGCTGTCGGTCGACGACGTTGGCCTGCGGTACGAGGTGGAGCCCGCGGACACTTCGGTGTACCGCGACGTGCAGACGTTCCTGCAGCGAGGGGACGTGGACGGCAGTAGCTTTCAGTTCTCGATTCCGGCCGACGGCGAGCGATGGTCTCGACAGGGTAGTTTGGAGATTAGAGAAATTACAAAGGTTAAGCTGTTTGATGTCGGTCCCGTGACGTTCCCGGCATACAGTGCAGCAACCTCGGGCGTACGCAATGAGGAGCTGGCCGAGGCCCGCAGCCGACGCGATCAGTGGGCGCAGGACGCCGAACAGAAAGCACAGGAGAAAGCAGCACGCGCGGCACGCATCGCCGAGGTCGAGGCCAAGCTCCTTGACCTTTCCAAGCGCGTCGACTAAATACACAGATACATGAACCGCTGTCGGCGTAGCGTCACGGCGATTCATGCACACATCAGGTCAGTAAGCTCGCAGCGAGCGGCTACCTGTCGGTTTGTTTTTCACCAAAAACAACCGGCGGAAGCCGCTTTTTTTGTTGGCTCACCCGCCGGGAAACCTACGGGGAGCAACAACACATGCTCAAGCAACTGCGTGACCGATACGCCGGCATCTCCGGCCAGATGAAGCAGCTGGCGTCGAATGAATCGTTCAACGATTCGCAGCGGTCGGAGTGGAACAGCCTGGAGCAGCAGCTGGCCGACGTCGAGTCCCAGATCCGCTGGGCCGAGAAGTCCGAGGCCAACGTGGGCACGGATCCTGTCGTCCAGGAGCAGCGTGACCGCAGCCAGTTCGATCAGGGCCGCAAGTCCTTCGACCTGTCGAACGACGATCCGAATCGTCCGCTGACCGAGTACGAGCGAACGGCTGCGTTCAACGCCTGGGCGCTGGGCATCCACTGCAAGGACGATGTGGGCATCCGCGCGGCCAAGCGCATGGGCATCGACCTGCGCAACAATAAGCTGGAGTGGAACTGCGACCGTGGTGTCACCACCGACGGCATGCCCATCAAGCCTGCCAAGACCGCGCAGGAGGCCCGCGAAAACAGCCGCAAGCGACGTGAGACGCAGCAGCGTCTGGTCGAGGAGTATCGTGACAACCCCGAGCGTCGCGCCCAGTCCGTCGGCACCACCACCGCTGGTGGGTTCTCTGTGCCCGACGAGATGATGGCCGCGCTCGAAGAGAGCCTGCTGGCGTGGGGTGGCATGCGTCAGGTGGCAACGGTGATCAGCACCAACACCGGTGCTGATATGCCGATTCCGCTGGTGGACGACACCAGCAACAAGGGCGCGATCCTCGCCGAAAACACCGCTGCTGCCGAAGACGCAGACATCGTCTTCGCCCAGAAGGTGATGAAGGCGTACAAGTACAGCAGCAAGCTGATCCGGTGCAGCGTCGAGCTGATGCAGGACTCGGCGATCAACCTGCCGCAGTTCCTGGGATCGGCCCTCGGCACTCGCATCGGTCGGATCACGAACGATCACTTCACGACTGGCACTGGCTCTTCGCAGCCTGGTGGTATCGTGACGCGGGCTGGCAACAGCTCCGTGACGGTCGCCACGGCCGGGACGATGATCTTCAGCGAGCCGCTGCGTCTGCTGCACTCTGTGGATCCGGCGTACCGCAACGGTGCCGCGTTCATGGCCCACGACTCGACCGTGCTGAAGCTGCGGTCGATGGTCGACGGTCAGTCGCGTCCTGTGTGGGAGCCAGCCCTGCAGGTCGGACAGCCGGGCACGCTGTATGGATACCCGGTCTACACGAACCAGAGCATGGCCAGCTACGCCGCTGCCGCGAAGGTGCTGATCTTCGGCCAGCTGTCGAAGTACCTGATCCGCGATGTGCAGGGCATCACGATCCTGCGCCTCGACGAGCGGTACGCCGAGCAACACCAGGTCGGTTTCCTCGGGTTCAGCCGTCACGACGGCGACCTGCTGGACGCCGGCACCGATCCGGTGAAGTACCTGACGGGACTGTAGTGAGTCCTGATTGATTCGGGTGGTGGGCTGGCCGTCGGTAATCCTCGTTGCCGGCGGTCAGCTTCCACCGCACCCACACCACCACGACACACTTGGAGAGTTATTATGTTTGTTCGCGCGAACGTGGACTTCGAGACGCCGACACACAACATCCGCAAGGGGCAGCTGGTCGATCTCCCGCAAGAGCAAGCCGAGTCGGCGATCAAGCGTGGCGACGCCGTGGCGGCATCCGTCGAGGATCGCATCGAGGAGATGAACGGCGTGCAGCGTGCGACGGCCGGACCTGACGCCAAGCCGATCCAGCGAGGCAAGTGATGTTGCAGACGCTGCTGAAGCCGACGACGCCGATCCTGACGCTGGCCGAGGCGAAGCGCCACCTGGGTGTCACCTCGGACGAGCGCGACATGGACATCGAGTCGTTGGTGGAGGCGGCCACGAACTACATCGCTCGCCGCTGCGGAAGGACGTTCGGCACAACGCTGTATCGGCTGAGCCTCGACGAGACGCAGGTGCAGGACGGCAGCTATACCGAGATCGTGTTGCCCTACCCTCCGGTGCAGCAGGTGGCACTGGTCGAGTACGAGGACGCCAATGGCACGACGACCGAGCTGTCGGACTACCAGTTCCTGTCGACGGACGAGCGAGCGTGGATCCTGCCGGCACCCGGCGAGCGATGGCCTGCCGTGCAGGACGAAAACGCAACGGCGTTCCGCATCGAGTACCTCGCGGGCTACACCGAAGTCCCAGCAGAAGCCAAGCACGCAGTCCGAGTGCTGATCAGGCACTGGTACGACAACGCCTCGGCGGTGACCACTGGCACGATCAGCAAGGAAATCGAGCTGAGTTTGGCATCATTGTGCCGCAGTTTAGGAACGGGCTGGTATGCCGACGTTTAGGCTCACGAAGCTGGTGACGATCCGTAAGGCCGATAAGCCGACGACCGACTTCGGCTACAGCGGGCAGACGCCCGAGGTAGTCACCACTGCGTGGGCCGAAATCACGCCACTCAGTGGAACCGAGCGCGTCACAGCCGATCAGCTGACACCAGGAAGCACGCACCGAATCGTCATCAGATACCCGAGCGTCCACATCGACACCGGCATGATGGTGACGGACGGAACCAGTAACTACGAGATCCTGGCAGCGTCCGACCTGGGCGGCGATGCCCAGTACCTCGACCTGACCTGCACCAAACATCGCGGCGCGATCGGAAGGGAGACCACACGATGAGCATCGATCCACTGGTCAACCTGGTGCTGACCGGCGACAAGGAACTGGACGCCATGTTCGCCGCGATGCCAGAGCTAATGCAGAAAAAAGCCCTGCGGCCCGCAGCCCGCACTGTCGCCAAGATGGTGCTGGAGCAGGCCCGCGCCGAGGTGCCCGAGGATACCGGGCTACTTCGCAGCGAGCTGCGAATCAAAGCCAAGGCGCGATCCAAACGCTATCCACATACGGTCGGCGTGACTGTCGGTTTTCGCGACGACCTGTTTCAAGGTGACACGTTCTACGCCGGCTTCATGGAGTTCGGCACCGAGCCTCGATATCACAAGGTCAGAGGTTTCGCCGATTCGGTAAGAGCGCGCTACACAGGCAAGATCGACTCAACACGGTTCGCGTTCC